TGCCGTTGATAGTAATCCTATTCATCGGCGCCGTAGTCACTTAAGTTCTTAGGCTCGAATGTTTCGGGCTTACCGCTGTTGTCAAGATTCAAGCTGAAGGTTGAATCATCCTCAGCGGGAGCGGTTTCGGTCATAGAAGTAATGACGAATTGACCTTTGAGGTAAGGTTTAGTGTCATCACCACGTTCGAGAGCTTCAACCTCAACGGGTTCGCCTTTAGCCCAAGCCTCGAGCAATTTAGCGCGTGCGCCTTCAGTTTCGTCATCACAGATAAGAGACTCTACACTGATAGAGATGCTCAAGCCTGTGATGGCTTTGTCTTTCCACTTGCCGCTGGTTTTAGCGGCAGTGCCAACCGGTTTGAAGGTACGGTCCTTGGTCTCGGTATTGTAATTGACTGTGTGAGTGGTAGCATGGCCTACATAAGCACCGGCTACCTTGACCAATAGGTCAGAACCATTAACGAATGCCATATCTTAGTTTATTTTAAGTCTGAAGTTAAGTTGTTGAACAAAAGCATCATCCAACCAATCCTCGGGACCGCAGCCATCGAACACACAGCTCCGCATCTGTAATCCGTCATTGTCGTACCGCGCTCCATGCAGAGCGGCTCGAACCGCCTCAGCAAGTTCTACACCTTCAGCATATTCGGCAGTATAGACATAGACCGAGATAGATACAGTTTCTGACGCATGACCGCTATTGGTCTGTACGGCTGATGATTCTTCACGGCGATACACTATGTATGGCAGAGTAGCCTCTGTTATCGCCACGGGGAAGATTCGTTTAGCCAAGGACTTGACCGCCTCGTCATTAGAGAGAATGTCGCTAATGATTTCGCCGGCATGGATTGATGTCTTAGTAATAGCCATAACGCTTTGCTATTTTTTCTACTTTTTGTTGATACGTTTGGTCGATACGAGCAAGCACCTTCGGCATCTCGCTCTGTTCGGCACGCTTGATGAAGTTCATCGGCTTGATATAGCCTGTGTATCCACCGCGCTTACCGAGCAATCGTGACACTCTCCTCTTAGCCTTCTTGTAGCGTTTAGCGGTACCTTGGTCGAACCAATAGAGTACCGGCTTGAGCTTACCATAGCGGTTACGATACATACCACGGCTTGAGCCTGGCTTGATGTTCGCCGCCACGACGAATCCTGATACATCTCGTCTGACCTTGGCTCTGATACCTGTTTCGAGTTGCTTGGTAACTCGAAGAGATTGGCCGCTGGTCTGACGGAGATTCTTGACTGCCACTCGGCGTACTGCACGCGCCTCGGTCGCCAGCGTCTGCTTAATGGCGGACTTGAGCTGCCTCGGTTTGAACTGGTCAGTAAGGTGCTTGAGTTGTGTGCTGGCTTCAAGTGGTGTCATGGATTCAATTTTGAGCAATACAACGTCTGAAGACCGCGCTCCTTGTTGAGAATAATGTTGTCGATAACGAACTCACAACCTGTTGAGACATCAATAACTCTCCAATGTTCAATCAGTTTATGGTTGATACGAGTTCGATAGACAGCGGTATAATCAGCAAAGTGCTCACCGACTTCTTCACTGAGCTTACCCACGTACTTGTCACACTCGGCCCATATAGGAGTCTCATGCTCAACCCATACAGAGGATGCAGCTCCGAACTTGTCAATTTTCTCGACAAGTTCCTTGACGCGAAGTTTCGTTCTGAGTCTTCCGGCGATCATAGCTTTGTGTATGGCTTTAGGAGTGCCTTGATAGTCGCCGGCACCATATACATCTGAGTAGCAGCGACAGCCTCACGAGTGTTATACCAATGAGCTGCTATCTGCATAATGGCTATCTCAATAGAGCGGGGTACATCAGTATAAGCCTCTTGGAGGTCTTCCACCGACTGACCAATCTCATTGAGAACCACTTCCTCAGCCGCCTTCAGATAGGCCTCGATGAGGGTATCATCCTCATCGAAGTCATCTGTACGGGAGTGCTTCTTGAATAGAGCGACATCAACAATCATCGTATAATTGTTTTAGCGTTAGGCTTCGATTTTAGCGAGTAAGAACGCCTCTTTGCGGAGAGTCTTAGTGCCATAGTTAGCCTCAAGGACAAAGTCGATAGCACCTTCACGAGCTTTGGTGTAAGGATCCACAGTGAAGCGGATGTCTCCGAATAAGCCCATAGGTTGCCACTTCCAGTCACCAAGACCAACATTACCATCACCGATGAAGTGAGTGGTGAACACTGGAACGCCGGCGAGCTTGTCGTCTTCAATAACCATGATACCGCTGCCGGCATCCTTAGGAGTAGCCTCAAGGATAGCCTTGGTAGCCTTAGTCATGACGAAACCAATGTTCTCACCATCGATACCGGTTGAGAAGAGCTGAGCCTTCAAACCATTGAGGCTCCTGAATGAACCGTCGATTGTAACAGCCTCAAGACCAACGAACGGACCAACGAGGTTCTTAGCTGCTTCAGATACCTTTTCGGTGCTGAAGAGAACGCGGTTGAGAAGTGAGGTGATAGCCTTCGGCATAATCTTACGGATGATGGTCTCAATGACACCTTCAGTCTGCATGATAGTCTGATAGGTAACGGGGATAGCGAGACCGATACGGTCATAAGATGCTTTGAGAGCATCCAATTTAACGGGAGTGTCAGTGAGGGCGACACCTTCACCTGCGATGTTGGCTTCAACAGCCTCGTACATCGGCCATACATACTCACCTGAGAGACCGGTCAAGAGGGGCAGACCTACTTGATGGAGGATAAGACCTTCCTCAAGCGGTTCAAGAATATCTTGAATCTTGAGGGGGATGATGCTGCCTTTTGAGGCATCAGTAACCATCACGAGGTCTCGTTGGAGAACTACACTGGTGTTAGCTTTAGCTGCTACATTCTCGCGGATGAGAGTCTCAGCTTCGTGGAAACGGTCCTCATGAGAACGGTTCTTAATCTCCTCAGCAGAGTAAGCAGCCATTCTCATAGCAAGAACTTGACGCTCTTGAACGAGTTGTTGATACTCGGCTTCTTCTTGCTCGTTGCGCTTGCGATTTTCTTTTTCGCAAAGGTCCGCGATTTCGCGGATACGAGCTGTCACCTCCTGGTCTCGGAGGAGAATAGCTTTGATTGATTTTTTGTTCATTTTTCCCTATTTTTTAGGATTAATAGATTTTATCGTTTTGAGCTGCACGCATTTCAGCCAACTGGCGTTGAGCCTCAGCATGGTCAGCTATCTCTTGTTGACGGAAACGGTTGAAGACGTCTCGTGTGTCACATTCGGTCGCGGGGTAGGCGGGACAAGTCGTCAGGGTGAAGTCGTGGAGCGAGTCAATGCGATTGACTGTGTAGACAGTCTGAATCTTGCCGTCGCGAGTCTCGCTTTTACAAGATACATAGTCATCGTCCCAATACTTGGTACGGAAGGCGAAGCTACAGCCGTCAATGACACGGAGTTTGACGAGTTCATAAGCTTTGTCGCCATCAGCTGTGTGAGGAGCTTCGAATGAGAACTTGACACCGCGTTCATCGATGCTATACGTCAAGGTACCCTTTCCGGCTTTAGATCTGGCTAACAGCTGCTCGCGGTCATGGAAGAGAGTCATCAGAATATCGCTGCTGTCGAGCAGCGCTTTAGTGATGGCATCCGGAGCGATTACTTCACGGATGACTTCCCTCTCATCCTCATACAAAGGAGCAGACTCCTCGTTGAAGACAATGGCATAACCCTCGATGGTACGAGATTCTTCATCCGCACCATCGGGCTTCTGCCGGATATTGATATAACCCTTAAAATAACGCTCTCTATTTTCGATTTTTAAAATTTCTTTTCCCATATCCTTAGAATAAGTGATTAAGTCTTAGATGCTGGAGCAGATTGAGCGGTAAGCTCGGTAATGCTCTTGAGGTTCGCTGAGATGAGCAGCGCATCACCGCCTTCAACCGGAGGCTTATTCTCCTTGATGCGTTCCTCGTTGATAGTCGAGAGACCGGCTGCAATCTTCTTCGATTGATAGTTGATCATCGACTCAAGGTCACAAGCGAAGAGTGCCGAGCGGTCGAACTCATACTTGTACTTGGTGCATAGACGCGGAGAAATGAGCTTACGTGAGAACTCTATCTCGATGCGCTTGAGCAGCGGCTGAAGAGTGTTGGTCAAGAATGACACATCCGCCATCTCCGCCGACTTGTAGTTGTTGCTCGTATCGTCAAAGACGAATGACGGATGAACGCCAAAGAACCGACAAATATCACGGACGGTGAACTTACGGCTCTCCAAGAACTGCATATCGGTTGAGGTCATTGACAACTGGGTAAGCTTCAGATCTCCGTCAAGGACGAAGAGGTGTTTACCCATAGCAATCATATTCTCAATGTCATCGACATGCTTTTCAACCTCCTCGCGGTCGTAACGGCCAAGAGTAGGCTTATCGGAGTTGTCAGAGACGAATCCACGGACGTTACCGCCGCTGGCGAAGCGGTCCAATGTCTCGCGGTCGCCTGTTGCAGCGATACCGAGAGTACGAGCAGCAGCCATCAAGACGCTCTCACCTTGGATTCCGTCAAAAGCATAGTTCTTCAGATGGATGATCTCCTCCTCTGTGTATCTACCTTCAACGCCATTGTACCAGTCATTGACCATGTACAATTTAGATGACGTATCGTAGCTAACTGAGTTGGGGGCCAATAATATCAATTCCCTATATCCCCCTTCGGCGATATCCAATAGAGGTAAAATATAAGCATTACCTTGAAGCAAGATTTGTGCAATTGCCGCGCTCCAGAAGTCGTAAGCGTTGACATTAGGCGACGGCTGCACTTGAAGCAGATAATTCATATTGTCCTCGACGGGCACATATAGACCATTCTTCTTTCTCAGATACGCGAATGGCAGCCCGGCGATCTTATCGGAGATTAGACGGACGCAGCGGTAGACTGTCGCTACTCTCATCGCCAGACCGGGAGTAGTGACCTTCTCAGCGTTGTCCGGTAGGCCGAGGGAGGCGAGGGAAGACCGTCCGTATCTCGGACCGTCCCCCGCCTCTTTGCTCGTAGCGGAACGCTTAAAGCGCAAACCATTAAACCAATCCCTTATAGTTCGTTTCATTACTTTTATCAAATTCTCACAATGAGTGTATTCACATTGCGGACGAAACAAGGGAAGTGGTACCACCTTTGCTATTATTTTATATATTTTTAACTATTAAGACCTCATATCAAGGAATAAGCGGAGGCTCATCAGCATGGTGATGACACCATCTATCTTCATATTATCACCGCGTTTCATAGGTTTACAGTTCTCATTGCTATCGACATCAAGAACCGCGTTGCCAAAGCAATAGGCATTGATTGGATTGTCGTTGATGAATATCTTGCCTGTCTTAACGCCATGGTCAAAGCTCTCGACGGGAGCTACAAAGTTAGAGTATGTCTGACGGACCGGCACCAGTACGCGCTCA